TCCGTAGTTTACATTATTAACTATACTGGCTATAATATTGCTGGTTTTCCCGCGACTATCTAAATTGTTAATCGACAGGTTACGGATCCGAATATAGAGGTTCGTAGCACCTGCAAAGTCACATACTTGTGTCGCTGTATAAGTCGTTCCTGACGCTGTGGGTAGTTGGTCTTTAAGTCCAAGTTGTCTAAACATTGTAGCCGAGTCAATTGTGAATGCTGAACCACCTGTGAAAGTAAAAACTGCATTTTCTTCATCAAAGCTTACCGTTATGCTTTTCCCTGCCGCAGCTATCGCCGTATTTAATGCTGTTGTTAGACTGGAGGCGCTGTAGTTGCCGACAGAGACTGTGACTGTGACGGTAGTACCTTGTGTGAAGGTAATGCTGTTATTACTAGAGTTAAAATTGTAGATGGTGTTGGGAATGGTAAGATTGGTTAGCCCAACTAATATTCTAATACCTGCATCTGCTATGATAGGTGAGTTGAGATAGAATATCTTTTCACTGTCGCTAATGCTTATGAGAGCATCGTTGCTATCTAAATATATAGCTTGAGACGGCATATGGCTGTCATTAAGGCTATGAGTTGGCATCCTAATATTACGAGAGAGTTTATTTACGGGGGTATCCCCCGTTTACCCCCAACGCAGGGTTGACGGGATGCAATCCCGTTTATTTGCCTTGAGCTCTCAAGTAGTTAAATTGTGGAGTGAAGGTTGGGTCAGTGTTGTTAGTGCTTACAAGTGGGTTAGGTAGCAGAGGAATAAAACCATCAATCGTCTTACCAACTGGGATTTTAGGGTTGGCCGCTGTAAAACTAAAAGGCATATTAGCATCAGATGCAAGAACACTCTCTAAATAGATGTTGGTCTCATAAGTTGGCTGAATAGGCATTGCGCCTTGCACTGGCGAGAAGTCAACTTGATTACTAGGCGAAGCTCCAAATAGATCCATTATAGATTTAAGTTAGATTAGAAATCCAAGCACATATCAAAAGTTGATGCGTCTTTTGTTTTCGTTGCAAGAGCATATTCACCTACGCGCTTCTCGAAAAAATTAGTTTTCCCGTCAACGCTAATCAGCTCCATCCAGCTGAATGGATTAGATGTATTATAGATCTTAGAACAACCTAATTGAACGGCCAATCTATCTGCTACAAACTCAATATACTGACTCATTAAATCAGCGTTCATACCAATCAGGCGGCAGGGCAACGATTCTATAATGAAGTCCTTCTCAATAGCTACCGCCTCTTCAATTATGCTATGAATAACATCACACTTTTTATTTAGCTTACTATGCAGTAGGACTGCGAACTCGCAATGCAATGCCTCGTCTCGAGAGATTAATTCGTTGCTAAAAGTCAGCCCCTGCATAAGCCCTCTCTTCTTGAGCCAGAAGATGGAACAGAATGCACCTGAGAAGAAGATGCCCTCTACACAAGCGAAGGCGACCAAGCGTGTGCCGAAGTCAGCTTCCTCATCTCCAATCCATTTTAAAGCCCAATCAGCTTTCGCCTTGATGCAAGGGAACGTGTCTATAGCATTAAAGAGTTGGTTTTTCTCTACATCGTCTTTGACATAAGTGTCTATCAGTAGGCTATACGTCTCCGAATGTATACTCTCCATCATAATTTGAAATGCATAAAACGCTTTTGCCTCACTGACTTGCACCTCGTTCATAAAGCGAATGCCGATGTTTTCAATCACAATACCGTCCGACGCAGCAAAAAATGCAAGTATGTGTTTAATGAAATACTTTTCTTCTTCAGTCATTTGATTCCAACTCGCAGTGTCTTTCGACAGATCGATCTCTTCTGCCCTCCAAAAACAGTCCATCTGCTTCTTATAAAGAGACCACATATCGTCATAAACGATGGGAAATGTTGTGAAACGCAAGTTACTCTCCTCAAGTATTGGGTCAGCCATCTGGTATTCTAAAGGATTAGATTAGTTTTGAGATGGCTTCTTTTGAGTATATTTCGTCTGTTTTGTCTACAACCTTGTAGGAGAACTTCTTAGCATATTCTCTAATACCACCTCGTAGTGTAGGCATTTGCCAAAGCACAAACATAGATAATGCTCCAGCTGACTCTGGATCTGTAAGGTTATCCTTAGAGTGTCTAGCTTCATAAGCTTGTTTTACCTTGTCCCTTTGCTTCCTATCAGAGAGATAATGGATACTATTCTTATCACTCATAAGCGTATAGTCTCTATAGGGCTTTTGTCCGAAATGAATTACTTTCTTGCTTGTAGGGAAGAATGCAGCGAACTTCTTTTTAGCCTTGTCGGACGTGTATATGTATACGATCATTTATGTATCTACAGAAAAAAATCATTGGGGTGTCAACGGGGAGGGATGTTTTTTTACTTACCAGAAACGGCGGTAATGTTCTATCGTCAGCTGATCTTCTTCACGTCCTTGTGCTGCCATAAATTGTCTCCATCTTTCATAATCTTGTTGTCCGCCATCTGCCATATATTCTCTCCACAATTCTTCTTGTTCTTCTTCAAGTCGTCGGTCAATTTCTTCTTGAGATGAGATGTGTGTGTTTGAGAACTCTACTTTCCAGCCGCGTTCAGTAAACTCAACCCACACTTGTAGTCCTCGTGCACGATTGGCAGTAATCACTTGATCTGCACCTTCGTAGAGTGAATCAAAGGCATCTTCTATCAAGGGGGGTAGACTGATAACCGCCTTATACTGGACTTTTTCTTCGTAATCGTGTTCGTGACAGGTCGTCTCCACCTTGATTTCTTCAGTCTTGTGGTTGTGTGAGAAACACGCACTCGTTCCATCTTCACTGCCATCGGTCTTGACAACGAGAATGTAGTTGCCACCTTGCCACCTGCCGTTATTAAAAGTGTATTTGCCTTTGCAGTAGTCCGTGATTGGAGTGATGTAGTCGCGTTCGTCTTCTTGAATGTCATCTGAGTACAACCGAAGGTATAACTGGATCGTGTACTGGACTGGGTAGTCTTCGTGGTTGTAGGTAGTGTCGTTGTCGTTGTAGGAAGTCATCGTTCTTTGAGACTTTGTTTTGTGTGTTGGTTGTCTTCTGTATGTAGGCAGAAAAGCATTTCAATTTTCTATGGATTGCCTAGGAAATTGAACTCACATCTAAAATTGATTAAGCATCTCAATGGGGATATAATAGTATTGATTTAGCTCTGCACGTCCTCTGTCCCAGCGTCCTCCTTGCTTCAACTCAAACTGGCTAATGATTTCTGGTGTTATTTGGATGTCGTATAAACCATCTGTGAAATTAAACGCACAGAATGACTGCTTATGACTATTCAGCATATAGTCGATCTTACCCTTGCTTATCATCGTAGTAGGATATGCACGATATTTATTTCTACGTGATTTCAATTCAACCAACACATCTTCGCTCTCGTAATCAACCCTACACCCTGCTTTTGTTTTGCAAATATTTTCTCCGTACTTATCCTTCATTTTGCTAAACAAATCATCTTCTTGTTGGAAGCCGAAATCTAAATCTCTTTGTCTAATATGTTTCATTATAAAATAGAATCAGATAAAAAAAATGGTTTGGGAGGGAGGATGTTTTACCTTTTTAGAGAATGAGCTGGAAGCCAGTAGGTGTTGTTGCGAACATATTATGATGCAATTTCTTCAGGTTGGTCTTGATGAATTGACGGGACAGTTCTGGGTCAAATGTCTTGCGGAATGGCACTTCGGCGATCAACTCGTCCTTGTGTGGCTTGTCAGTCTCCCACCACATAACCTCGTTGCGTCGCAGATACTTTCGGCAATTTGGAACACCAGCTACACTACGCCGAATAGAGAATAGATCGTGGAAACGGTGGGGATGAACCCCCCCTTCATCTTTGAAACGGGACAGGACTAATTTTGAATGGTTATGGTGATGTGGCGTGAGAAGATGCAGAGAAACATATTTAGCAGATTTGATGAATGGCGATTTCCACTTTTTTTGGTTTTCAAATGAAGTAACTCGATCTTCTACTCGCATACACAGAGCCACGTGTTTTAGGTATCTGATGCCATCGTCGATCTCGGTGTAGTAGGAGATGAAGCGTTCGCCGATCTTGATGGGTTCTACGTATTGCGGGACAGCATACTCCTTGATGCGTTGCCAGATTTCAGGTAGGAACTCGTAGGACGGGGACACCCCTAATGATGTCTTCTTGGGCGTAAAGGCGGTCACCAGCTTCATAATCTTCTTCACCATTGTGCTTTTGTTGTGTTGGTTGCTACATCGTTGTAGGCAGAAAGGCATTTCAATTTTCTGAGGATTGCATAGGAAATTGAAGTCACATAAAAAAGTTCTCTACATCCGTGTAGAAGCCCAAATACAGGGCATAGTTAGGTTATGTAAGTGGCAGAAGCCAAGTTCACAAAAAAGTTGACGTGTATAGAAAAAGCGCGGCATCTGTGCCCTCTCTTATATGAGAACTACGTATAAAGCGTCTTTTCTATCCTTGTTACAAAGTTCTAAGCAAGTTTTTTGTGTCGTTGGGCTTATGCCTCTACATCTTGTAAGGAAACTTGGCAACCTTCCTCTTGAACTTGGGGCATCTTAAGATAAGGCTTAGTCTGCTGATATAGACTCTCTAATTCGTCTACATTAGGTGTCTCATAGTAATATCCGTGCTTCTTCTTCTTTCGTCTAATTATTTCAACTCCGTATTTGGCATTAAAGACCTTTCTAAGTAGGCTATGTGTTTTCTTTCCGCTTTCCTCATATCGCAAGATGAACTCCTTATTAATAATCTTCTTGGCTTCAGGAGGGACATTTGGCTTCCATTTTTTTGAATCTGCCTCTCCATCGATGTTGGGAAAGAAGAACCAATTATTTACATCAAGAAGTAGACGCTCAAAACTACTTGGATTATGTAGGGCATCATCACAAGCTTTTATCACGTGCATCCTACCAAAATCCCAAATGTGTTTGACTAGATTAGGGTCAACCTCCGTTGTGAAATGTGATTTAAAGTAGAACTTACGAAGTTGATGCTTTTCAATCGCTGGTGCATAGTCATTGATTAAATGAGATCGTTCAATTAGCTGTGCTTCCTCACTTGTGATGTCCTCGATATTACTCCAAGAGAGCTGACCGATTTTAGCCTTGCAGTCTTCAATTACCTGCTTAAATGATTCAAGCTTACCTTGCTCGGTAATAGGGTCATCAACATTCCAATGGGCTTTTGAAGCAAAGACGATAAGTGCTCTGTTAATATCAATCTTAAGTTCATTTGTCGTGTCTTTCATAAGTTGGGTATATACCTTTCTTTCAACATTTCCAGCGTCATTCATCCAAGCTTGTTCTGGCAATGCTGGAAGGAAGTTGATATAAATATTTTTAGACGAGAGGGCTCTGCAACGCATACTCACTTGAATGAGATCACGAGGCTTGGAGAACGAAGCTGCAAATAGATATACCGCATCAACATCAATTCCTGTATAAGATACACCAGCAGTCAGCACCGTATTCGTAAGAATGAGTTTGTATTTAGACCAGTGCTTATTGACATCACCCAGCTCTTTTTTAATCTTACTATCAACGTCTGCGTGGTAGATCTCGTAGTCCCGACCTTGAATGAAGTCATCATTTAGATAATTTCTAATGATATCGATGAATTGCTCCATCTTGGTTTTGTAAGGATATGACACGAAGACTTTTTGTCCGCTTTTAAGTCTATCGACAATGTGTTTGACTGCGTTTTCGTGATTCTCAATAGTGATTAAAGTTCTTGGAGGCTCGTCTGGATGTGGAAGGTCTATGATAACGCTTGACGGGCTTCTCGTTCCGTGCCCGTTATGTAGGTCTGCGAAGTTGACCCATCGTTGGGTAATGAATGCATCTAAAGCGAAGACTTGTTGTGCTGGTGCAATAAATGTTGTGAGTGCGTCAATAACCCTACGCTTATCTTGTTCTGAAAAGAATGACTTACCTGATATGCGATCTGTTGATACTTGACAAATGCCATTAAACATAGATTCAACTTCGTCCAACACTACATAATCAAAGGGCTTGTCTCTTCCAAGAATATTATGCATAGAGTTAATGCAGGTAATTACATTAGGTGTGTCTTTTGATGAACGTAGCAGCTTGATGCGTTGTTGTTTATTTTTGCCTACTTTGGCGTAGTGAGCGATTTTGATGCTGTTGATTAAATCCTCGTCTACTAAATCTTCAATATCCTTTTGCATCCTCTCGTAAATGTCATCGGCGACGCATACACGGTGAGTTACATAAAGGAAGGTCTTGCCTTCGAGAACCTTATTACGAAGGTATTTCAAAATGGCAGTCGTCTTACCTGTTCCCATAGCTTGAGTGAGACCAACGAACTTTGTTGCCTGATATTTTTCAAGCATAGGTACATCAATCGTGTCCTCTATGATAATGTTTTTAGGATTCATATATTGCTTGAAATCTGCATAGTGGGCGTCAACTGGCTCGATGTTAGGATACCATCGCTTGAGTTTCCTACGCATTAAATATTGGCTGGTAAAGTGTTCGTAATCACTTGGGTCTTCGCATTTATCAAACTGATATTGCCATAGAGGCCAAAGTTTTCTGGAATATTTATCTCTGCGTTCCATCATTTCTTCTTGGGTAGTTGCTTTGCGTTCTAACCATTTAAGGAAGACAGGCAATGGTATCTTTTGACAAATGCAGTAATGCATAACGTCCCAAGTATGTCTGTGTCTAAAATCTTTGCTGAGAGGAATAAGATTTAGTAGCGTGATCTTATGCTCGGGTTCAGTGAGTTCGTCCCATAAGATGCCTTCTGGGTTTGGTAGCTCAAGTAGCGGTTCGTCATAAGAGAGGCACTGATTAACTCTATTAAGTTGCTCCTTCTTTGGGATTGTCAACTTTTCTAACGGTGAGATTGGATTTTGTTTACCCTCGATAAATGATGTTATGAGATGTGCTTTTGGGTTATTAAGATGAGTGATGGGTAACTGTGTGTTGGTTTTCTTGGGCTTACACTGGTTAATGCATTTCATTTGCCGTCCTTTCGTGTATACCTTCCAGTCAATTCCTTCGTCATCATCTTGGTGAATCTTTTTAGCAATCAGCTTGGCTATAGCTCGTTCTTGTTCGTTGTTGATGGTGTAGTTTTGAGCTACAAGATGGTAGGAGGCACGGTCTTCCGTTACTGAGCCACTAATGGCAAACTCAATGTCAGGTAGGAAATGCCTAAATGCATCGGTGATTTTTGCTAAATATTCTTCTTGGTTGAAATCTTGGGGCGGTTCGTCAAAATCAATATCGGCGTAGAACTTGTGAGGAAATCTGGTAATCATCTCGTAAATGCCACGATTCTTGTCAATCATAGTTAGTAGCTTATCAGGAGTGCAACTACTAAAGCCTTTCTTAAGTCCGTTGTGGTTTTGATGGACTGCTATATGGTCGTCTGGGACTTGTTGAGTCATATACCAGTCTTTGCAGGTAAGATACCAGTTAAGGTCGTACAGTTTGCCTTTCGGCGTTCGCAGGGGGGCGGAGTATGTGGCTGTCATCGTATATATATATAGTATAGATTTTATATTGATTTTCCTAAAATATATACTTCAATTTTTGCAGATATTATTTTCCTAAAGTACGGGGGTATCCCCCGTTTATTCCTCAATCAACAATCTGTCATAGTTTCGATAAAACTCAAACTGGCTACTATCCCTGAGCGATTGGTCTATTAGCATAAAGTCGTGTTTGCCTTGATAAATATGGTCTAAAATCTGCTTACATTCATTTGCTGGTCGCATCATAAACTCGGTAGTTATCATATCATTTTCTCTCTTTGACTTGGGTCTGAAGATGAAGATAAGGTTACTATTGTTCCTCAACGCTGTACCATAGTCAGTAATCTTGTGAGAGATAATAATGAGACTAACATTAAAATGGCGTCTGTTTTTAACCAACTTGTTTAGCTCACTTTCAACTTCTTTTTTTCGTAGCTCACTACTAACATCGTCTAATACAACAAGAGTATGCATATCTTCTTCTACAGCATTTTCAGTAAGCTCTTCTACTTTGTCAAATACTTCTGGCGTTAATGAATCAAATCTCTGTTCGGTTGGTATGGTATCCATCAATTTATTTTGAATGGTA